CAATGCGTTGATGTTCTCTTGCGCTGGATCAATAGGCTCTGCCTCTTCAGCAGGCACAGACTTCATAATCCGGTCCACGTCAGTCACGCCCAAGGCTTCGTACATATCCTTGAACACTTCGTGCATGTTGTGGATTTCTGGTGCTTGGGCCGCGAGCTGTAGTTTGGTTTGCGCCAGCATGATCCGCTGAGACTGACTAAATGCGTTAGGGTTACTTACAGGAACCACATCCACACGGTCGTCAAAGTCAGACGCCATGATCGTCTGGTCGCCGCCCGCAACCGAGTACGGATACTCCTGCGGCAAGCTCTCACTCATCACGCGAGCAAGAATCTTAAACTCCTGACGCATCGCGTAGTGCAAGCGCTTGTGTACAGCGCTCATGACCCGCGAGCCTTGTTCCATCATGGCAATAGTCGTGCCAACAGCAGCCTGCTGGTTACCGTCACCGACCTTAAGGTCCGTGATCGTCGCAAAGCGCTGACCGGCTTGTACAACAAAGCCCAACAGATTGAAGAGTGTCTGGTCCGGGCCTTTGAAAGGCAGCGGCATAAGGCTATCTCGGATAGCCCCACCCGGTGCGTCCACGTCGCGGAACTCCCCCGGCTGCAACGGGTCATCGTCGTCCCTGATCCGTAGTCCGCGGGCCTTGAAGCCTGCTGGGAGATTGGACAACGTACCGGCGTCGATTAATTGTCGCAGTGCCGCTGTGGCGGTCCGAGACAGACCACCAATCGTGTGAATAAGACCTAGCCCATAGAACCCAAATCCGGGGAGGAACTTGAAGTGGGTGAAGTAGGCAATTTTCTTCTTGAGCGAGTCTTCTTCACGATAGTTGCGTCTAATGGACAGGATTTGTCCGTTGTCTTCCGAAATCGTGACGATGTAAGGCACCTTGATGCCAGTAGGCTCACCGTCGTCATCTAGCTCTTCGTAGCCTTCCAAGTCCAAATCGACATGGCACTCAAGGATGGTGCAGTCATAATCAATCTGGTTAGGCTCTTGGCCGTCAATCTTGTCGAACTCACCCTCTAGCTGGGTGATTTCTTTCTGTGCAGGTAGCACCTCAACGTCCAAATACATGCCCGCAATCTGACGCTTGCGCAGGTCATTGAGCGACATGCGTACAATCTGGGTGATGTTGGGGCATGTTTCGAGGTCCGCGGTGTCATACGGGACAATCAAGTTCTCCGCAGGGACAAACTTGGATACCGCACGACCTAGCGTCTCGTCATAGTACGTCTTCTTGAACGTCGAGCCCGCCAACGGCAGATAGAACAGCATCTGGTCCATATCTGGCGTGTATTCTTCCATCACATTGGTGATGTAGTAATTCATAAAGCCACGCACACGCATGGCTTGTTGCTGCTTCTCAGTCGTTTCCCTACCCATTACAACAGTGCGAACGGGCCCCGAAGGAGGTAACAACTCGTTAAATGCTTGTGCTTGGAACTGCGTTGCCGCTTCCGCCAGCAACGGGTGAGTCACACCGGAGGCTCCACGGAAAGGCTGGGTGCGTTCTTCGTAAGTAAAACCCAAAAGCTCTAAACCATCTTTGTAGGCGTCTTCCCATTCCTGACGGCCTGCACGGTTGGCATCAAATTCACCGAGTAGTTCACTAGAAATGCGAGTCAGCTCACGGTCCGGCATCTCTTCCGCAAGGTTTGCGTAAAAGTCTTCGTTCATGCCGCGCTGGTCTTGCGGCTCAAAGTCAATCTCTACACCGCCGTCTTCCGTTGGTATGATTTCAATCTCGCCAACATTCTCTGCGTCAATCATTGCGACGACGTTGTTTTGAGAATCAGGAATCTCTAACTCAAGCTCGGCTGCCAAATCTTCTGGATCAAGCTGAGATGGGACATTACTGTCCATCATTCCTGCATTTGGTTTACCATTTGCCATGGCTACTCCTAATGATCCCTAATGAATCGTTGATACTCATCACGAGGGAAGTATACATCTGGACCTGTAGCGGGGCTTTTATACGATCTTTCACTCTCAGGTCGGTTTAATATTGTATTTAACTGGTCAAGTATGGTTTTGTCCACCATTTGTGCGATCTGCGCAGGCGTCGCATTTATGCCCGCTTGCTTAAATAACGAGATGCCCACCGCGTTATTCCGCTTATCCATCGCCGCGTGTAACCGATTAGTCCCAAGCTCATGAATGTCGCCAATACGTTTCGCGGTCCGCGGGCCGTACTCCATCGCTGCCAAAGCCGAACCAAGCATATGCTGCCGCGTATCACGTAATTCTTGAGGTGTAGGCAAATCTTCACGAGGACGATCAAAGCGACGTGGCCCAGAAAGAGGGTCAACGCCAGCAGGGTAGCCATATTGCTCGGCAAGTTGGTCATAAAACGGCGGAGCCCCTTCAGGGTAGAAGACGTCTTGAAGCTCTGAACCAGCTTGGCCAGAGGTTGAAATAGCTTCCTGACCACTTGCTCCGATAGGGAGCGGTATATCTTTTTCAGGTTCTGTAAAGAAGGCATCCGATACATATCTCAGCACACCTTTTTCATCATATTCAGGCGCTTCTTGCAATTGCATTGAACCATCGTCTAGGATTACAGTAGCTCCTCCGTCTTCCATGTAGGAGACGAAACCCCCTGCTCCAAGGTTTACGGCGGTTCGATTCATGCGCAAGCCTTCCATATTCTACATTTAATAATACGCTATCACTTTAGCATGGTTTTCTCCATCTTCCCAGTCATCAGTTGGTAGCTGAACAAAATTTCCTTGACGATAACGCATAAGTGCCTGCGTCATACTATCAACCAAATCATCATGCTCTCCGTTCGGAAACGCCGCCACCTCTTCAATCATCTCATCCGCCCAAGTCTCATCGGGGGCCCAAACCATCCCTGCCTCAAACAAGGGCGACACACTATGTACCCGGGACACTTTATCGTTGCCCCGACTCGGCGTGAAATTTACAACAGGTATGCCCATGTTCCGCAATTCGTGCGTCAGTGGCATACCACTTGCTTTCGCTTCCACAATGACCGTATCCGGCTCCCAAAACTGGTAACTATCCAAAGCAACCTGCTTCAGCTCCGGAAAATCCCACCGACCCTTCTTACTGTCCAACAAAATTAAGTTGGGCCCCGAGCCACCCTCGTTAGGATAAAACACACCCCACGTCGTTATAGCCGAATAGTCTGCTGTCTCACGCTTCGAGAATGCCGTGTCATAAGACTGAATAACATACTCTAACTGCGGAACCTTCTCCTTCTCCCAACAACGCCACCATTCGCGCTTGATAATCGCGTTCTCTTCACCCGTAGGATTTTGCTGATACTGCGCGTTCCACTTACTCGGCGGAATAGACGCCTTAACCGCAGTCAAATCCTCCAAACTCCAAAACTCCGGCCAGCACGGAGTCCCATCCTCAAAAATCGCAGGCAACTCCACAACTTCCCATTGATCCGCCAACGGGTCTTTGGCCATCGCCTTCAACAACTGACCCGTCATGTCCTTCTCAGACCACCGCGTCTGAACCAAAACAATACTGCCGCCCGGCTGCAAACGCTGACGAGGACCACCCGTGTACCAGTCCCACGCATCATCAAACCCGGAACTCGACATCGCCGTCTGCTCCGAATGAGGATCGTCAATAATCACCAAGTCACCACCACGACCCGCCAAGTTAGAACCCACACCAACCGCGTAGTACATACCACCCTTGTTCGTGTCCCAACGTCCACTCGCCTTACTGTCCGCAGCCAGCTTGACCTCGGGGAAAATCTCCTTGAACTCGTCACTCTCAAGCAAATTCTTGGTCTTACGACCAAAGTTCACCGCCAACTCGGTCGTGTGCGTCGCCTGAATGATCTTCTTCTTTGGGTCGCGGCCCATGAACCACGCAGGGAACAAGAAGGATGCAAACTCAGACTTCGTGTGCCGCGGTGCCATGTTGATGATGAGGCGCTTCAATTCGCCACGAGCAACACGCTCTAGCTTCTCGGCAATGATTTTGTGATGACGACCGGCGATGAAGTCAGGCCAAACTGTTTTCACGAAAGTTAAAAAATCATTTTGGCACTTTTCATTCTTTTCGAGCTGCGCGAGCCGAAGCTCAAGCTTCAATCTTTTTTCTTCCAAGGCCGGATTACTTGCTGCACTCATAGGGGCCCCTAGCTAATTTTTCACACGCAGTTTTAGATGTTCCACGTGGAACAATATTGGATGTTTCACGTGAAACATAGCACGGATTATATGCGATTTTAAGCACAAATATAAGACAGTTAAATATTGTCCGTTTTCACTACTGATTATTTGCGAGAAACATGGCCCTTGCTCTCGCTTAGTAACCGGCGGGGCGCGAGCGCTGAAAAATCGCCCGGGGTCCACGGTCGGCAGCGTTTGACCCGA